ATGGCCCAAGCACAAATTCTGCAGCAGCGGCTGGTAAAGCAGGGAGCCCGAGGCCGCTGGTGTTTCACCATTAACAACTACACCGCTGAGGAGGAGCAAGCAGTGATAGCCCTTGCTGGAGAAGCTAAGTATCTGATCTGTGGCCGGGAGGTGGGTGAGAATGGCACTCCCCATTTGCAAGGCTTTGTTAATCTCAAGAAGAAGAAGAGATTTGCCGCCATGAAGGAGGCCTTGGGGGGGAGATGCCATCTGGAGCCCGCCCGGGGTGATGACTGCTCTAACAAAGACTATTGTTCGAAAGGGGGAGATATCCTCATTGAGGAGGGGGTGCCCCAAAGAGAGCGGCAGAGAACTGACCTTAAGCAGGCTTGCGAACTTGTCACACAAGGAGGAGATATCCGCCATGTTGCTCGTGACTATCCGGAGGTATTTGTGAGATATCACCGGGGCCTGCTTGCTTTGCAGTTATATCACCCTGATTTGTGTCTGCCGCGGCAATGGAAGACTGAGGTCTTTGTGTATGTGGGGCCCCCGGGCGTGGGCAAGTCCCGGATTGTTCAAGCTAAGGCTCCTATTGGCTATTGGAAACCACGTGGCAAGTGGTGGGACGGTTACCATGGTAACAGTGATGTCATTCTTGATGATTTTTATGGTTGGTTGCCCTTTGATGATCTACTGCGCATGTGCGACCGGTATCCACTGACCGTGGAGACCAAGGGGGGCACCACCCAGTTCCTGGCTAAGAGGATCTTCATCACAAGCAACAAGAGCCCGAGTGAATGGTACTCCGATGAGATCACCAACAAGGACGCCCTCTACCGTCGACTGACCGAGCTGCACATGTGGACTGGGACTTGCTTTGAGCACCCCCCACCCCGAGTGATGTGGAACCACAAGATCAACTATTGACTCCTGTGTCAGTCATAAGCCCGAAGCATGGCGGGGGCTGGGGCCCCGCCATGCGAGGGGACACTGTTCATAGCCCGAAGCGCGGGCGGGGGCCCGCGCGAGGGTACGTTTTTCCCTCCCCCCCAAGCCTGTTTATTATTCCTTTCGCGCCGGAGGCGCCGCCCGAGCCGTAGCGAGCGGAGCGAGCGAAGGCCGGGTAAAGAAGACATCAGAATTTGTGCGGTTTAATAAAGCTTTATTTGATAAACAATTTTTGTGTCCCTGTTTCATAATCAAACTCTTTGAATTCAACATAGGCATCAATATCATATTGCATGGAAATTGGATGTTGTTCCATCCATTGTCTCATGCTGATAGTTATCCCCTCCCAGTGGACCCCAGAGCCCATTTCCACGGACACCCACGGGGTGGACTTGAAGAAGTAGGAGTACATGCCTGTACCCTCTCTTAAGGTGCACAGCAATTGCGGCTTGGGCCTAAAGATGCGAGTGAATCCGTGGCGGGCATTGAATGCCTTTCTTGATGACCTGTTCATCAATGGGTCATAGGTCAATGGGCCCCCGTCCGCGGCTGAGAGAGTTTTAGGGTCAAGTGGGCTTTTGCTGGCATCTCCTCTTCCTTCATCCTCTCCGTCCAGGTCCAGAGCTGTGAATCCCATGACATTTTCAAGTGTCATGAGTCCTTGGTTGATCCATTTTCCTTTCATCACTATTTTCTTAATTCTGTAGTACCGGAATGGTGGGTAGTGCACGGAGGTGTAAAGGGGCATGGTGGTGGGCCTCTTGGATTCTTTAATGAATTCTTCCAGTGTGAAGTACTGGTGATCCACATTCCATCCGAGGGTTGTAGAAGCCGTTCCATCATTTGAGGGGGTTGCCTTGGGGAAATCCACAGTAGAGGTTTTGTGGAACCGAAAATGAAAGGTTTTCCCGACTGACCTTCGCCTCCGTCTGGAATGAAGACGGCGTCTGCGCCAAACCCTTCTGGGGGCATGTCGACGTCCATAGGCTCTTCGCCTCCTCCACCGACGGTTGGTCCGCATCCTGCAGCTGCCATGGGTTCATATGTTAGTTCCTCTTTTGGGTCCCCCTTTTTATCTGTTGCCTAGGAGATATGCAAATAATGGCCGATGCATGACAAACCACGCCCACTGTAGCCGCAGTGCCGGGTATAGTATTACCCGGCACTGCGGCTAACAGGTACAGTGTTTGCTCTGACAGCAGCC